AGCTCCCTCTATTGCATATCCCGCCTATACTCAAGAAGGAAATAGTTTGACAATATTTCCAGCAACATATAATACTGCAGGAGATATTCAATCACAATATATTAGATACCCTAAAGATCCTAAATGGACCTATACCACTATATTAAGTGGAGACCCTATTTTTGATCAAAGTCAACCTGATTATCAAGACTTCGAGCTTCCTTTAGATGACGCTAATGATTTAGTGGCTAAGATACTTCAGTATGCAGGTATATCGATAAGAGAAGGAGATGTCGTTAAGTTTGGACAATTAGAGGAACAATTACAAAATCAACAGCAATAGGTATGGCATACATGGATCAAAAAAAATATTATACTAATGATGGGGTTGCGCCTACGGATGCAAATTGGGGTTCGTCTCAATATGTAAGTTTAGCTGATGTAGTTACTAACTTCTTGTTGATGTATGACGGAAACCATTCTTTAATAAACAATGAAAGTAGATACAAGGTATTGTTTCATGCAAAAAGAGGTATTCAAGAATTAAATTATGACGCATTTAAAGAGATAAAATCTTTAGAATTAAAAGTTTATGATGATTTAAGATTTGTTCTTCCTTCTGATTATGTTAATTGGGTTGACCTGTCTTTATTTAAAGATGGTGTGGTTAGAAAATTAACAGAAAATATACAGGTTCAATCGGCGGTTTCTTATATTCAAACATCAACAGCAGGATTTACTTATGATGCTAGCGACAATGTTTCTAAAGAGACCTCGGATATAGATACTCAAAGATTAAATGGTAGCTTAAAAAGTATTTATCTTAATGACGCTATTGATGAAGACGTTAATCCTGGTGTGAATGATTATGATAGTGATATATATAATTCGCGTATTGGAGCTAGATATGGTTTAAATACTGAGACCGCTAACATTAACCCAACTTTTACTATAGATAAAAAAGCCGGTGTAATTAATTTTGATTCTACTATGGCTAATCAAAGCTGCATATTACAGTATATATCAGACGGAATGGAAAATGGAGACGACTCTTTAATTAGTGTCCATAAAATGTTTGAAGAGTATAGATATGCGTATATAACTTATGCAATATTAAATAGTAAATTTAATGTTCAAGAGTATATTATAAATAGAGCTAGAAAAAACAAAGCGGCTCTTTTAAGAAACGCAAAAATTAGATTAAGCAATATTCATCCCGGAAGACTTATTATGAATATGAGAGGGAAGAATAAGTGGATAAAGTAATATGGCAAAATTAAAAAGGCATTTTATTAAAGGACGCATGAATAAAAGCGTCGACGAAAGGCTTGTACCTAACGGAGAGTATATAGATGCTTTAAACGTGAGGCTAGGATCTACTGAAGCTTCTGAAGTTGGGTCGGTAGAAAACTCTAAAGGTAATAGTGTTTTAACGGCCTTAATATTTACTGACTTTCAAACTCTACAAGAAACACCATTAAGCGAATCTGCAAGAACAATAGGGGTGCATGAGGATGGTGCAAACGAAACTATATATTGGTTTGTTCACGACCCTAAGTTCCCATTAGGAAATACAGGTAGGTGTGATATGATTGTTTCATTTAACACTGTTACAGGTCAAGTAACCTATCATGTGGTTAGTATTGATGACGGAAGCGGGATTCTCACCACTTTAAATTTTAATCCTCAGTATTTAATAACTGGAGTAAGTTTAATTGGAGATCTTTTATTTTTTACAGATGGTCTTAATCCTCCAAGGTTTATAAACATCAATAATGATTACGCTGACCCTACTGATCAAGGAGCTGCGACACCTATAGTGTCTTGGTCGTTTACTGCAGGATCAGTGGTTTCAAGTGGAATAGAGACAATTGGTTTTGATCAAGGAACTTTATCTCCATGTCCTAATCCTGTGGGGGCAATAGGAGTTGGAGTTGCTCCAACAACTACTCAAATAGCTCTTCCAGGAGTTGATTGTTATACGTTGGGTTCACTAACAAAAACTAAGGGATATGGTATTCAAGCAATAAACAATTTATCAAACTTCGCTTTAACATCTTTCACTTATCTTCCTTCTACAGGGAAAGGCGAATTTACTATTATAAATAGCGGAGGAATAGGTAACCCAGGGTCAGGAAGTCTTTCGGGTACAATAACAGGGGATGATGGAAGTTCTGGAACTTGGGAAGTTGATTATAATCCGGGGAATACTTATGTTGATTCAGCAGGAACTGTATTAACTCCTGAGTCTTTAGGTCAGATTACATATACGAACATAGCTTTAGTTAACAATGTAACCTACACCATTAATATTTAGATATGTCATATATAGATAACTTTAGTGCGGAAAGTATTTTGGTGATAAAAAAACCACCTACTTCATCCCCTACAATAAAACCAATTACATTACCAACGCAAAATAATTTTTTAGAAGAAAGATTTGTTTGTTTTGCTTATAGATATGAATATCAAAACGGGGAGTTTTCAGCAACATCACAATTTAGTGATCCTGCATTTACCTCTGAACCATATACGTTTAGTTATGATAGCTTTCTAAATGAAGGAATGATTAACTCTTCTAATGCTGCTGAAATAACCTATAATACAGGAGGACCTTTAGTTATTGCTGTCGAGCTTTTGTTTAAAGAGATGGGCGATAGCACTATAAAGATAATAGAAAGGCTAGATAAAGTTGCCTTAAATTTAGGTAATGATAATACAGCTACATATGTTTTTGATAATCAAAAAATATTTACAGTACTTCCTGAGTCAGAAATATTAAGACTCTACGATAATGTTCCTTTAAAGGCTAACGCCCAAACACTTATGGGCAATAGATTGATTTATGGTAATTACACAGAAGGTCATGATTTAGTAGATAAACTCAATAATCCTGTTAAATTTACCTACAATACTGAGCTTGAGTCTAAAGATGTAGGTTTAGCTGATATCGATATTTCTAATATTAGCGGAGACTATACTATAAGCGGATCATCCATAACTGTTCCTGAATCTGTATTGTCAATAAATTTAAGCGGTCAGCCGCTATTAGCCGGCTCTAGAATATTTATTGACATTCAATTTTTACACTCTTCTTTTGAAGGTCAAACTCCTTTGCCTAATGAAACGACTGTAGGCACACTAATTGCTTTTGATTATGTTTTACCTCAAGCTTTTAATAGCGTTCACGAGTTAGCTATTAGCGATCATTTTATAGCTTACATAGGGAGTAGCTCGACTATAAAGCCTATGGCTACGTCTTGTGATGGAACAACTTTCACGGATGTTTTTAATTGCTCAATACCTAATACTTTAACTACACCAACCGGCACTGTAACTAAATCTAATAGTGGTATATCTGGTGTTGGTCAAGCTATTGAAATAATAAGTACTTCTGGAAGTGATGTGATAGATCTTCAGATTCCCGCAGTACAATTTGTTGATGATCTAGTAACTCCTACCCAGACTTTATATGAATTCTATCAAATAAATGTATCTTCAGGAACTTTTCAAGAGTTGTCTAATAATTACAGTTTACACAGTAACAGGGGCTATGAGCTTGGTATTGTGTATATGGATGAATTTAACAGGTCTAGTACTGCTCAAGTAAGCGTAGACAACACTATCCATATTCCTTGCGGAAAATCTTCTTCTGTAAATAAAATTAAAGCTATAATTCCAGGAGGCCCAGGCCCTGCTTCAACATCTGTTACTCCAGCTCAAATAGCTCCTTCTTGGGCTACTAGGTATAAATTTGTTATTAAGCCAGATAGAACTACTTACGAGACTATTTATACGAGCACTTATTACGATGACCCAGACAGTAATGCGACTTACTTTTTTTTAGAAGGAGAAAACGCTAATAAGGTAGAAGCGGGGGATAGATTAATAGTTAAGACCGACAGTAGGGGAGTAATATCTAACTGCACTTATACTACTGTACTAGAGAAAGAAGCTAAAACAGAGAATTTTATAACTATACCAGATCCTTTAAACCCTCCTTCAGGGGGTAACGATGGCGGAACTATACTAGTTCCTGCCGGGGTGTATATGAAAATTAATGCGAACAATTTTGTTATAGAAAATAACGAAGAAGCTGGGTGAAGTTTTGTGGACGAGGGGACTCTCCATGGTGCTAGCACACGTTCGATAGGCCCTTCTTTTATAGCTTATCCAGTAAATTCAGTTAATCCTGGAGGCACAGGAGCTACTAGTTATATTGATTATACAGTTCCAGAAGGAAGTGGAGTTCAATATTCTTTTGATTTTACTCAGGCAAGCTTGAGAGCATTTGGTTCTCAAATAACAGAAGGTAGGGATTACAACTTAAGCCTCAATATAAGATCTAGAGCAGATTACAACAACTTTAAAGATTTTTGGGACGGAGAAGATTTTAATCTATTAATAGATAATGGAGTGTCTTCTATTGGGCCAGGAGGAGATCCTTGGGAAATAAACTATAACAGCACATTACAAACGGAAGCTAGAGACCCTTTGTATACTGATATGCCTGATACTGCAAGAGATCAAATTGAATTTAAATTTTTCAGAAACTCTGCAACTAATCAACTTTTTCTTTTGTCTGCAGCAGGCAGGGATTCTTATTATTCTGTAGCCGGTATCTCTAATGTAAAACACGCTTATACAGACGAAAGAATACAGATTAATAGAGTTCCTAGTGACACCATTGTATTTGAGACTATACCATTAGATCGATCTGTTGATATATGGTATGAGAATGATT